ACCAGATATTTCTAAATTGCATAACCAATTTAATGAATTAACTACCTCCGTAGCAAAAATTTCCGAAGAGCAAAGAAATAAAATTAAATTTCCATACGAAGTTTTAATTTCTGTGGATAAAGGGTGGATTCCTTGTGCTATACTTGAAGTTGATACTGAAAAAGAATTAGCTAAAGTGGCATTTTATCATCCAGATCATGCTGGGTGGATGGAAACTTGCCAGGGCGGAGTTTTTGATGAGGTAGTAGAAATGTGGAGAGTTAGAGTGAGAGAGTGATATGAATTTTGTTTTCCCATCAAATTTTGTTTATTGGAATAGTGTTCCTAATCATCAAGAGATAAAAGAAAAATATTATAATAAATTACTGACAGTATCAAAAAACTGGGATAAGAATCCTTATTTTTATACAAATTTTATTAGTAGTTTTAGAGATTATCAAAATACAACAGTAAATGAAGAGATAAAACAAGACTCTTCTTTTTTGCAAAATGTTATTTGGAATCCTATGGACAAAATGCTTTCAGATAATTCTTTTAATAATGAAAAACCACAATATTCTGAGTTATCTGAAGTATGGTTTAACGTTTATAAACCAGGAGAGTCACAAGAAATTCATGATCATACGGGCGGACATTACGCAAATGCTCAAGGTCAACATGTTTGCTCTAGTTACTCTGGAATTTATATTTTACATTTAGAAGAAAGTAATAAAACTGTTTTTTATCAACCAGGACCTTGCCCTGGATTTCCTGTTAATGGATCTGTGAATTATAGAACAGATCATATTGAAGAAGGAAATGTAATTATTTTTCCTTCAACTTTATTGCATTACGTCTTACCATGTGAGAAACCTAGAGCAACCATAGCATTTAATATAATGTCCACATTTAATCACAGAGATTAAGAGAAAGATTGATTAATAGTGATGTTGCAGAAGCACTGGAATAGTGATATAATAGGAGCACTGATAGAATTCGTATGAATATTTTCTATTTAAGTTACGACCCACGCACTTGTGCCGCCGAGCATTGTGATAAGCATGTAGTAAAAATGATTGTTGAGTATGCTCAACTCATGTCTACTGCTCATCGTGTGCTCGACGGCATTCCTTATACTGCAAAGACCGCCAACAATCGCAGCATCAAACGCTGGCGACTTGACAAACCACGCGAAGATATTCTATACAAAGCATGTCATGTTAATCATCCATCGGCAAAGTGGGTAAGGGAATCAGTATCACATTACAGGTGGTTGTTTGATTTGTTTCAGCATTGTTGTGTAGAATATACACGACGCTATGGAAACTACCACAGCACTGAGAGTTTGGTTAGTTATCTTTGGGTGCCACCATTCAATATTAAAGATGCTGGTTGGGTTGACCCCCCTCCTGCAATGCCAGATAAATATAAAATACCTGGAGATAGCATCCAGTCATACCGCAACTATTATATTGGAGACAAAGTTGCGTTTGCAAAATGGAAGTCTCCTGCCACGATTCCTACATGGTTTATTAAAGATGCCAACTTACAAATTCAAAGATAATAATACAGGCGAAGAGTTTGAAAAGTGGATGTATATGGCAGACAGAGAGCCTTATCTTGCTGCCAATCCTCATATCACTCAAGTGCCTACAATACTTCATGCCGTATCTGAAATAGGAAACTGGCAAAATAAAACCACCAGCGATTGGAAACACATTATCAATCGTGCTGCTGATACTCCTGGTTCTCGTATTAATCGTCTGTAATCATGCCTATAAGAAATCGTAAGACTAAGCAAGCTGTTCCATCTGGAATGAGCATCAAGCAAATGAAACGTAAGAAACCAATTAATAACGATATCTTTGCAAAAGATATTGAACCACTTACAGAATCACAACGTAAGATGTTTGAGGCGTGGGAAAACAATAAACATTTGTTTGCTTATGGTGCTGCAGGCACTGGCAAAACATTTGTTGCATTATATCTTGCACTTAAGGATGTGTTAAATGAATACACGCCATATGAAAAGGTATATATTGTTAGATCTCTTGTAGCAACACGAGAAATTGGATTTCTTCCTGGTGATCACGAAGATAAATCATCGCTATACCAAATTCCATATAAGAATATGGTAAAGTATATGTTCGAACTCCCTACTGAAGAAGAGTTCGAATTTCTCTATGGTCATTTAAAAACACAAGGAACGATTAGCTTTTGGTCTACATCATTCTTACGTGGCACCACCATGGATAACTGTATTATTCTTGTAGATGAAATGCAGAACCTTAACTTCCATGAGCTTGATTCAATCATCACTCGTGTTGGTCAGGATTGTAAGATCATGTTCTGTGGCGATGTTCAACAAACGGATTTGATTCGCACCAACGAACGTAATGGGATTCTTGACTTTCAAAAAATCATTGGTACAATGGAAGAATTTGAATCTATTGAGTTTGGTGTAGCAGACATTGTTCGTTCTGGTTTAGTTCGTAGTTACATTATCAGTAAAATTAATTTAGGTTTATAATGTTTATACATTCTTCGTCATTCACTCCCATTGAATTGGATCCCATTATGGTAGAAGGTCGTAGGCTTTATCCTACGCCATCTGGTGGGAAGTATCCATCCATCACAACTGTTCTTGGGGTGTGCCCGAAGAAGAAAAAGAAACTCAATGAGTGGAAGCAGCGTGTTGGTTATGATAAAGCACAGCGAATCTCAACCCGTGCTGCAACTCGTGGCACGAACTTTCACAAGATGGTTGAAGATTTGCTCAATAACTGCTATAATGAGGACAACTTCAAAGGGTATCCCCTCCCCCTTATGATGTTTAAACATGCTGTTCCAACCCTAAATAGAATCACGAAAGTGTATCTGCAAGAAGCAGCATTATATTCAGATCACCTGGAAGTAGCAGGGCGAGTTGATTGTATTGGTGAGTTTGATGGTATTCCATCTGTCATTGACTTCAAAACCTCAGCGGAAGAGAAGCGCGAAGAATGGATGGAAGATTATTATATTCAAGAAACCATATACGGATGTATGTTTTATGAATTATATAAAACACGCATTCAACAACTTGTTACTATCATTGCATGTGAAGATGGTAACACGCAAGTTGTTATTAAAAAACCAGAAAAAAATTACCTGGATCGCTTTATAGAACTACGTTCAATCTACCAGGAGATCTATGGAGGATAATATTTTTGAGGATAAATTTATGACAGTTGCAAGATTTTCTACTGAGGTAGAGACCCTTGTGAACAGTGATTCTATGAGTTATATTGATGCTATCATTCATTATTGTGATACAAACGATATCGAATTGGAGACCGTTCCCAAGTTGATTTCAAAACCACTGAAAGAAAAATTAAGACATGAAGCTCAACAATTGAACTTCATCAAGAAAACATCTCGCGCCAAACTAATGTTAATATGACTGACTTTTTTGATTCCGATATTGTAAGAGAAGAAGCGAAAGAAATGGAGCGTCTTCAAATGGAAGCTATGGAGCTGACCCTTTCTGGTATAATGAATGGGGGAAAGAAAGAAGAGCAACTTAATTACATTTATACGGTGAGAAATCTCATTGAAAAACAACAGATCTTTTACACCCGCCTAAAGCTTTCAGACGATCCCAGAGCAGTTGATATGTGTGAGCAAATCGAGCAGGGTGCTAAGATGCTATACGGTTGGTGGGAGACACAAGACGTGCTCTCGCTAATGCGAGAGATGCTCTCCAAGTTAGAGCAATTTGAAAAAGAAATCATGGCAGATGGTTGACACCGCCACCTGCCTGTGCTATCATGTATATGTGATACGGTGTCACATAAAATAAATCTAAACTAATCCGAGGTAATCCTATGTCTTTCGCTGATCTTAAGCGTAAATCTCAAAACTCCTTTGCTTCTTTGACGAAGGAACTTGAGAAAGCAAACTCTACTTCCACCAGTGATGAACGCTTCTGGAAGCCCAGTGTTGACGCCGCTGGTAACGGGTTCGCTGTTATTCGTTTTCTTCCTGCACCTGATGGAGAAGACATTCCGTTTGTAAAACTCTACTCCCATGCCTTCCAAGGTGATGGTGGTTGGTACATCGAAAACTCTCTGTCTACTCTTGGTCAGAAAGATCCTGTTGGTGAAGTCAATCGTCGTCTGTGGAACAGCGGTCGTGATGTTGATAAAGAAACTGCTCGTAAGCAGAAGCGTAAGCTGACTTACTATGCCAACATCTATGTGGTAAGCGACAAAGCAAACCCTGATAATGAAGGTAAAGTATTCCTGTACAAGTTCGGTAAGAAAATCTTTGATAAGATTACTGCCGCCATGCAACCTGAGTTTGAAGATGAGTCTCCTGTGAATCCTTTTGATTTGTGGGAAGGCGCCAACTTCAAACTGAAGATCACCAACGTTGCTGGTTATTGGAATTACGATAAGTCTGAGTTTGCTGCACCTACTGCACTTGCCGCTGATGATTCCAAGCTGGAATCCATCTGGCATCAGGCACATTCTCTTCAGCAGTTTGTTTCTCCTGATAACTTCAAGTCCTATGAAGAACTTGAGGAGCGTTTGAATCTGGTGCTTGGCATCACTCAGACCCCTGCATCCGCTCGTGCTGCTCAAGTAACTCGTGTGATGGATGAGGATGAGGATGAGGAGTTTGTTGCTCCTGTTGCTCGTCGTGAACCCGCCCTGCCTAAGGTTGCTGTTGCTGCTGTGGGTCAGGATGAGGACGATGCCCTTAGTTACTTCGCCCGCTTGGCTGAAGAAGACTGAAACCAAAACCCATAGTCAAAAACATAAAGGGCGGAAAAAAATTCCGCCCATTTTTTTTATATAAAAAGTTTAAATGCCTGATTTTTTTGTAGTTTTGTCAATATAAGATGAAGAATTAGAATATGGCATACCAGATTCAAATTGAGAAATAAATTCTTGTATAAATCTTGGTTTTAATACATAAATTTCTCTTTTATTTTCATTCAATTTTTCTTCATGTTGGTAGTTGGTTACGGGAGTAATCACACTTGTTCCTGCTACACTTACTGTTACTCTTGTGCCACTATCATAGTAATAAAATTTCCCATCTGATGGAATAACAGGACTATTGGAAAATGTTGATTCAACTTTTATTCCTGCACGTAATACAATTTTACCTACACTATCTTTTACTTCCTTTGTTTCATAGTGATGTATTCTGTCTGCAGGATTAATGGATTGATTGCCAGCTGCACCACGATAAGATTCATTGACCATATCATACAGAACTGCCAGTGGTTTTGGTAAATCGTGGTATACATTTATCACATTATTAGTTAGTGCTATAATCCAATCAAAATTTGTATCCTTATAAAATTTTAATGATACTTGATCTAAACGCTCATTATCCAGCAAAGCATACTTGTTGAATACTGTATTAAAATTAAACGACGATTCAGAAATTTTATATTTTCTAAAGAAATTTTTTACAAGAATATATTCTGTTTCTGAATATGGAAACGTTAATGGTTTTTTGTCGTATTCTATGTTTGGTAAACGATTAAAGTATCCCATTTTTTCTTACCTGTAGCTGTTGGATCCGTCCATTTGTTCACTGAATAGCAGTTTCAATTCCATAAACTCAAGAGATATTTCTATGCCAATTGGTTTATCATCACCATATGACAAATACTGACCTTCTGTTATATAATCTACATTTACGGATTTGATAGCAGATAGTTTATATCTTGGTAGATATTGATTTTCGTCTCCTCCAGGTACATGGAAACTTACCTGACATACATCTGGAACTCCAAGAAAATTTCTATTTTTTAAACCAAGAGCCGCTTGATCACTTCCTTTAGGAAGGGCGCGTATTTTGAATTCTTTTGCTATATTAAGCATATTATCTGCATCACCTGGAGTAAAAGCTATCATTTTAAATTTGTATCCGTGTCCTCTTAATCCAGTACCGCCATATAATAATTCTGTATTTGGATTTATAATACTACCTGTTACTGAACTCAAAACCTCACTGGCAGACAGGGTGGTGCCAAACCCAGGCTGGGCATTAAACGCATCAACTAATGCTTTTAGTCCATCTTCAACCAATCCGCCAGCAACTCCAGAAGCAAAGCTTCCGATCCCGCCCGTCAGTAGCGTCATAAAATCTTCTTTTTTGTCACTCCCAAGTTTGCTTAAAAAATTAGCACTGCCGCCTATTGTTCCTAACGCAGCTCGCGCCAAACCAGGCATTCCTTTTGGACCCCATTCACCCCTAATAGAAGTACTGATATCAGATGGCATTGTTACAACAATTTGATTACCAACTGGTGTCTTGCCAACGCCCGACCTCTCATAATCGACACTTTTACTGGATGGACTTGTGATTGGAGGTTCATACTTAAAAAATTTAAATCTCATATGATCTGAAGACCCATCTATATTAGCTGGATATTTAAATGTCGCCATTTGTTACGTCCTTAATGTCTTCTGGTTTACCATATCCTTTAACTATTCTCTTTGCTCTAATTTTATTTCCATAATCTTCATCCGTTTCTTTCCATACATCAGATGATTTATATGGAATTA